CTGATGCTGGGCGTGACCGTGCCTGATGGCGCAATCCCCCTCCCCAGCATCATGAGAGTGCAATGAGCATTACGAATTTCCCGCTGCAGCTTCAGGCAGCCATGCAGCAGGGCTACCTTGCCCGCGAATTCCAGAACGGCCTGACCTCTAAGCTCGGCTTTCGTCAGATCGCAGACCGTGAAAACGTCTCGGCCGGCATTGGTGAAACGATCACCAAGACGCGCAAGAGCCTGAAGACGCCGGTTACCACGCCGCTTAACCCGGCATCGAACACGAATTTCGATAACGGCCTGACGGCGACAGGATGGGGTGTCGAACAGTACACGCTCACGCTGAACCAGTACGGCGACACGACCGACCTGAACATGGTCACGTCGCTCGCTGGCATCGCGAGCCAGTTCCTTGCCAATGCCCACACCAACGGCATTCAGGCAATGCAGTCGCTTGATCGCCTCGCTCGCAATGCCCTGTTCGGTGGCGCGATGAACGGTGTTGGCGGCTATCTGGGCGGTAACACGCGCGTCTCCACGACACTCGGCTCTGCCGGAACCACGATCAGCGTTGATGATATCCGTGGCTTTCAACGCATCATCTACAATGGTCAGGTGACGCCAATCGGCAGTGGCGCCGGCATGATGATCACTATCGGTGCCAATGCCTACACGCTCGTCAGCGTTTCGGCCGACGCAACCAACGCCTCGACCGCCCCGGGCGGCATTTCTGGCACGCTGACCGTATCGGGCAATAACATCACCGTCGCTGATGGCACGGCAGGCAATGCCGTTGTCTCGTCCGTCGCGCCGAATGTGATCCGCCCGAATGGCCGCCCCACAACCGCAGCTCTCGCTGCGGGCGATACGCTGGGCATTCAGAACGTATTGGCCGCCGTCGCTGCGCTGCGCCGCAACAACGTGCCGGCCATCAACGGAGCTTACAACTGCTATCTGGACGATCTGCAGTTGCTCGGCCTCTTCCGTGATGCTGACTTCAAATACCTCTACCGTGGCGCCTATGGCTCGGAAGAGTATCGTTCGGGTCAAGTGATTGAACTGCTCGGCGTGCGCTTCATTCCGACGACAGAGGCCCCGCAGCAGGCTTCTCTCGGTGGCGGTCCGATTCATCGTGCAATCGTCCTGGGTCAGGGCGCGCTGGTCGAGGGCAACTTCGCAGGCACCGGTTACTCGGACATCCCTGGCGTTGATACTGCGCTGCTCGAGATGATTGACGGTGTGGCCATGGTCACCCGTGAGCCACTGGACCGTCTGCGCCAGATCATCGCGCAGTCGTGGTACTGGATTGGCGGCTTTGCACTGCCGACCGACATGACGGCCAATGCGTCGATCATCCCGACCGCCACGAACAGCTATCTGAAGCGCGGCGTGGTGATCGAGAGCCTCGGCACAGATGGCCTGACTGCCTGATGGCACGGCGTCCGCGCAATCTGTCAGAGCATGGGGAGGCGTCGGAAACGGCGCTTCCTCAGCCTCGGGCTATTCGCCTGACCGCGCCGCACGGCTTTATCGAGAGCGTCCATAACAAGGGCGTCTTTCACTGGCCTGCGGGCGAGGTTGTCACCAATCCCGCCACGGTTACGCTCCTGATCGAGCGTGGCGCGTCCTGGGAGATTATGGAATGTCAGGATCACTGACCCCCATTCCAGCGCCGGCTTTTGCGACTGCTCCGCTCACTAGTGATGAACTGGTCATGTGCCGCCGCTTCATGGGCTATCCGGCTCTTGGCGGCATCAGTTCGGGCGAGCAGTCGTGGCGCTTCTTCGCCGCCTACGGGTTCAACGAGTGGCGCTTCCAGAACATGTCACCCGCCGAATTGGCGCAGGTCCGCTCCTACCTAACGAACTGCATCAGCCTTGAGCAGGCGATCTACGGCGCGTCGGATAATCTCGATACCGATCAGGCGGCGGTCTGGAAGCACAACCGGTCCGAGGTCGCCGACCGGGTGGCCCTATACAATTACTGGCGTCAGCAGCTTTGCGCGTTCTTCGGTGGCCCGGTGGGGCCCGGCGTTTACGGGCAGGCGGGGCGCATCATCGTGTGAGGTCGAGAATGGACTATAAAGACGATCCCATCATCACGAACGCCAATGGCTTCGCCCTACCCCGCATCGCCTGGGCACTGGTCGAGGATGGCACGGTGCGCGCCGTTGCTCATACCTACGACGATCGCGCAGCGCCGTTCGAAGACGCGCCTGTGGCTGTTGTCGGCAAGGTGCCGCTCACTGGGCGTTGCGCTCTCAAAGTGACGGGCGCTGGGGCCATGATCGGCCATCTGGTTGATCGCAACGGCAATGTGTCGGCGTCTGGCGGTCGCGAGGCGGCACTCGGACCCGAGATGGCGGCCTATCATGATGCTTGGCCCGCACCGGTTGCGGCAGCCGCACCCGACGCGGAGCCGGAACAACTGCCTCCCGAACTACCGCCGCCTGACAAGCCTGAAGAGTAAGCGCCATGCCACCCATCAACCAGGGCGTATGCCAGTCCGCCATCCAGCGCCATGTAGCGCGCGGATATGGGCAGGCCGCAAAGCGCCTTGGGTCAGTGGCGCAGCAATACCGGCCATCCTGTCTGACGATGCCCTGCGAGCCCGATCCTTATGCGCTCGTGATGGCGACGTTCAACGATGACCCGGAATTTGCGTTCCGGCGTCCCGTCCAGTGGGGCAAGCCGGTCGCGTATGGCCTTTTCGATACGACCGATGTCGCGCCGGGCGATGTGTTCGTGCTGCCCAACGAGGGCACGTTCTTCATCACACGGTTCGAGCCCTTCCGGCCAGCACAGGCCATTCTGAGCAATGCGACGGTCACTCTATCGGGCGCACCGGGTGCAGGGTCAGGGCCATCCTCAGGAGGCATCTCCTGCCCGCTGGCAGGGTATCAGCCGGGATATGGCGGGGCGACGGCCGGAACTGTGGCTTTGGCCACCGGCTGGCCTGCATGGATCGGTGAGCCCGGTCGAGGCTATGTGCCTCAGACAGGAACGCCCGGCGTGCTTCCAGCCGCTGCGCTTCTCATGCGGTTGCCGGTCATGCCCGGCTTTTCCCCGACCGCCTATATGACGGTCGCGACCCAAGCAGGGCAGGCCTACACAATCACCGGCGTTGCTTCCTCGCAATACGGGCATGAATGCCTGATGGTCACACAGCAGGTCTGACATGTCCGACATTTCGAGCGTTGCAACCGGCTTGGCGCAGCTTTGTTCAAGCCTGCTCTACCCGAATGGCACGAACGCCGACTCACTCTCTGGACGCCGAACGATCATCCAGCGTGGGTGGCTGACCGAGGCCGTCATGTCCGGCATATGCGGCCCTCAGGGCGGGACAGACTATGTGCTCGTCATGCCGGTGCAGGGTGCGTATCGGACCATTCCCGAGCCTCTGGGTTGGCCTTGGGAAACGGGGCCGATCACGGCGCCCTCTGTATCGCTAAGCGTCGCGGGCAACACGGCAACGGTTTCGATTGCCGCCGGGTCGGTCCCGTGCGGCAATGTCGGGCTTCAGGTTCGCGCCGATGCGAACGCGCCATTTCCCGACCGGCTGGCCGCCGTCCACACTGTGCAGTCATCAGACACGGTGGCTACGATAGCAGCCGCTCTGGCCACTTTCTTCCCCGGTGCAACGGTGCAGGGGCCGACGCTCACTATCCCGCACGCGATCGGGCTGACCCCGGCTACGGGCGGAACCGGCACGGCAACGCGCATCACCCGGCGTCAGCAGCAGCTCTTTCTGGTCAAGCTCTGGTCGGGCGCGCCTGAAGGACGCGATGCGCTCGGCTCGGCCCTCGATGGGGCGCTGTCCGGCGTGACGTGGTTCGCAGCCTCAGACGGGGCACAATGCCAGCTCAAATTCGCCGGATCCGCTGATATCGACAAGATGCAGGCCCAGAGCCTCTATCGGCGCGATATGCGCTTCAATGTGATTTACGACACCACCCAAACCCAAGCCGCAGCGCAGATGCTTTTTGGCGCGGGTGTGGTGCACGTCCAGACGCCTGATGGCCCTGTGATCCAGACATTCGGGTCTGTCATCCCTGACAGCCTGCAATGACGCCTCCTGAGGGACGGCACTGACGCCCCTCGCCTC